TTACTCGGCGGGCAATGCGGCCAGATCGGCGCGCAGCTGGATTGCCTGGTTTTCCAAGGCCACAAGTTTGACCAGATCAGCGTTATCGGAGGGCAAATCCAGTCCTTTCGCAAGCGCAATTGACACAGCCCGAGCAGGCCGAACGGCAGCAAGGTCAATTTTTGCCAGCTCCCCCAATATTTCAAGCCGCTGATCTGGCTCGGTTGACGAAGTTGGCTGCGAGCTAATAAAAGCCAAGTAACGAGGATCGGAATCATCCACCTGACCCTGATATGGCCACACCAACTCATCTTGCGCGCAGCCAAACACCGCAACAACCTTAAGTTCTGAGGCGTCAAAAAATTGAACAAATACAGTTGTCATAAGACCTCAGAAGGTGTAGTCAGAGATGTAGACGATGCCCGTCATCGTTCCCGAATTAACACTCATGGTGTAGTAAATCGTTTGCACCGTCGCAATCTGCAAATCCGCGAATGGCGAGGAATAAGAGGTAGTCGCCTGGCCAACAGAAACATTTGCCAACAGTTGGCCAACCGAGGCGGTTGTCGCTACGCTCATCGACCCCGACCCGACAGCCGTAGAGCTGACGCCGACAAATCCGCCGACCATCTTTGCATTCTTAGGTACGGCACCAGCAATTGACAATGGTGTCAGAGCAACTTGTTGTGTAGAGGTACTCAACACCTGAGCGCCGACTATGCTAACTTTTCGTCCCGATTGATACCCAACAGCAAACTGTCCACTCGAGTTGGTAGGCCAAACGCTCACCAGTGCGGACGCCGTAAAACCCGCAGGCATATGAGCGCCACCATAGACCTCGGGCTGCGCCGCGCTTGTGGCGTTGGTAGCCAGCAAAGCAGCTGCCTTAGTGGATGGGTTGTAAATAGCGTAAATAGCCACATAGCCGGACGCAGGCGCGGCACCGGTGTCCATACCGCCAACACCCACCACCCCAAGATTGATTGACTTGTTAAAGCCCCCAAGACGAAAACTAGTGCCGCCAAGCGCCGCTGCAACAACAATTTCATCAGCTGTGATGTTGGCACCTGCCGATGCTGCCGCCACCAGCATTGTCAAATTGCGAGTTGATCCGACAACGCCGGTGGATAGCAACCGTATAGCCTGCAGCAGCTGATTGACAGTCGCCCTATTGGGCGCCAGACCTGCACCCTCAATCACACTCAAAATCTCTTCCTGAACCCCATTTAGCCAGTCTGGTGTAACTTCAGTCGGCGGCCTTGAAGACGCCACATCCTCGTTAACAAACATATTGCCAACATGACCGGCCCCGTTAACTCTGTCCATTCAAAACCTCCCCACCGCTGCCGGTGATATCCATGAAAAGCAAATACACGTGCGCCTGTTTGAAAGCCATCAGCGCGTCCCACAACGCCTGCACGTCTGCCACAGTCTTGTAGTACTGCACCACCAGCACATGCCGCGCACGCGGGCCCCAAAGCTGCTGCCCGGCACCGCTGCCCGCCACAAATGGTTTGGCAAAAGACAATTTGGTCAGAGACACCGCAAACGTACCCGGCACACCACTCCAAAGCCGCTGCCCAGAGCCGCTACCAGCCACAAAAGGTTTACGGGGCAGCGCCTCGGTTATGCCAGCCTGTGACGCATCAGCCACCCGCTGGTAGTCCACCAAACGCCATGAATTTGAAACCGGCCGGTGCAACTCCACCGCCGCATCCAGAGCAATCGGCACCTGGGCATCTACCCGCGCCAGTTCTACGGCAGTGCCGCGCAGCAGCTGATCACCCATCCCACCAGCTGGCCAGTCCCAGGCCTCACCTGGTGGCAACAGTGCGCGCAGCGCCTGCGCAAAATCAGCGGCCGTGTGTAAATCAACCCGCATACTGTCAGGCCCAGACCACCGTGGGTGGCGCAAACACTTGTCCAGCTCCACACACCAAATCGGCCATGGGAGCCAGCCGCGTGTACTGGGTGGTCACCACTGCTATGGCTGCATCAATTTCAGCCACTTGCAAAACAGCACCTTCAGACTGCTCTGCATCCACCAAAGCCACCAGCGCGGCCAAAATGGCGGCCCTATTCGGGCCGGTATCTACACCAGGCAAAAGATCAATCTGCACCGTTACAGGTACCAGGTCGGGCACCTCCACTGACTTGTCTGGCATCGCTGGCGCCAAGGCCAACAGCTTGTTCAACACAGCAGCCACCACCGCTGGCGTGGGCAAACGCTGCGACAACCCATTGCAAATAGGCCGTACCAACACCGTACCCACCCCCAGCGCGTGCAACTGCACCAGCGCGCCTGTCACAGATGGGTGTGCTGCCTTGGCCCAATAAACATAGTCAGCCTTGCGCCCGCCACGTGCGCCATCAGTGGTCACCGTCTGCCACTCTTCAACTACGCGCGCCCGCCAATCCTCCACCAGCTCCTGGGCAGCACCGCCGCTCAAACCAGCCGCGCCCACCACCAGGTCACTATCCACGCTACTCAGCGGGTCAATCAGGGTCAATACAGCACCGGCGGGCAAATTGCCCACAGCACCCGCCGTGGTGCACTGCACCTGCGCCACATCGGTGGCACCGGTCAGCGTCACCGCCGTGACCACAACATAGTCCAAACCATTGGCACCACGCGCTGCCGCACCTGTCAACAACGTGGCACCGGCAGATCCACCAAAGTCAACCGGCCCCACTGAATAAGTCGCGGCCAACCTGGCCACGCCGTAAAGCACCGCCCAGTCAGCCAGTCGCTCCTCGTCACATGTCAGCGGCGAACACTGCGCATGCAACCAATCCAGATGCCCGTGCTCCCCATGGCAAGCCCGTGCCCAGGCGGCAGACAACGGCCCCCGCAGCACCGCAGGCATGGCGGCCAGGTCGGCCGAAATGCGGTCTCGCAACTGCTCATAAGTGGGGCGGGTGTAGGTGTCCATCAATCCAATTTGGCGATCTGTTTCAGAGCGGAATGCTCACCAAAAACGAGATTCCATTGTGTTGGCCACTGATCGACAGAGACACCTGCGAAACGTTTCCCGCGACCCCATCGCCGCGATCAGTCAGCACGTCCACCACCACGCTTGTCAGCGCCGGGGAGCGGGCCAGCGCCTGCTCAACCATCCGCACGGCATCAGCTCGCGCCTGGTCATCCAGGGCCGTGCGGCGCAGATACCACAGGCCGGTACCCGCTGCCGGGTCGGCCCACCAGCCGCGTGCATCAAAGGCGTCAGCCTCCACTGCAGACGGTGCCTGCGCGTCTGTGTACAGCGCCGCATAAACCACCGTCGCCACCGCAGCAGCTGCATCAGCCTGGTCAGCCAGCGCCACGTCAAAACCACCGCCTGGCAGTCTTATCAAGTTGATCATCCGTGCACCCCGTATGTGCTGGCCCCGCCGCGCAACACCCCACCATGGGTGTGTGGCGTACCGATCTCGATGCCGTTGTGGCGTACCGATGGCGTCTCTAAATTAACATGCCCACTGGCCTTGATCGTCACCACGCCACCCCGGCCCATCTTCACAAAGTTGCCCTCATCGTCGTGCAGCGCTACCTCACCTTCGGCCAGATCCATCTGGTAGCGTTTGTCACCAATCACCAGTGCAATCCCCTCGGCCCGGTCGCCACCGGGAAACACCAGGTACACCTGGCAGCCCGGCTTGGGCCGGTATGACAGCCCATACGGCTCCACCCGCCGCGCTTTGGGCACCGTCTCACCGTCCAGCACCCCCACCTGCACAAACTCAGCGCCAACCAGGCGGCCCACACCCTGGGCCACCAGCAGCTGCAGCCGCCGCCACACCTGCCCAATCATCGTTTTGCTCCGGTAGCCTTGCCCGTTGCCGCGCCCACACCAGCGGCCCGCTTCTTGGTCTTCTTGGGCTCACCCACAAACGCGCTGCGCTCCATCAGTGTCAGCCTCGTCACGCGCCCAGCCTTATCGTCCAGCTCCAAATCCCGATCACCCACCAGCAGCACCTGGTCAATGCCTTCGTGCGGTATCACCACCCGCACTTGCTCATTGATCCGCCAAACACGCGGCTTGCCATCAGCGCCCAGGTAATGCCAGCCCTTCAGCTCCAGCTCCAGCCGGTGGCTGCGCGCCAGGCGCCGGTTGTGCTCCAGCTGCGCCCGCCGGTCACAGCCACCAGTGCTGTTGCCTGCCCGGTCACCCACAATGTGCATCGGCCTGAAAAACTCAATGCCCACGTCCTTCACCGCCCCTTTCAGCGCAGCGCCAGATCCATAGTTAAAACTCTTCACCACATACTCAGAAAACCGCAGCCGGTCTTCGTCCACCACCCTGTAGTGCTTGATATCCACCCCATAGGTCAGCGTGGCCACCGGCGCAGCGGCCGTGGGCTCGGTCAGCAGCAGCCCACCCTCGGGCGTTGGGTAAATCAGCTTGTTGGCAGACCGCGCCGCATTGATCAGCGCATTGGCGGGCAGCTCGCATTGCATCGCAAACTGCGGCACCACAGCCGTGTCTCCAACCACCTGCAAAGGCACCCCAAACAGCTTACAAACCCGCTTTGCAATCTCGCCCAGCTTCAGCCCTGAGTAAGTGGCCGAGTACTGGCAGTCCACCAGCTCGCGCCCCAGGCTGCGGGCGGCCACGCTGATCGCGTGCGAGGTTGGCCCCACGTCCCGGCTGCGCACGTCGCTGCGCACCGTGGCCACCAGCTCACCATCGGCCCACACCGTCATCACCGTGTTCGGTGTCAGCCCCAGCCCATTGCCTGTGCCAGGTAGCGCCACCCCCATCTGCAACTGCGCGCACAAGTCATCCACACTCTCGCGCAGCTTCACCGACTGCCAGGCGTCAAACATCACCCCGTCAAACTTCACCACCACGCCAGAGTTATCAGCCATCAATCTGCCCCCGCACAAACAGCGGGTGGCGCACCGCATTGCGCTCCACCAGCGCCGCCTCGTCCACCTGCATCCTGTAAGCCAGCACCGTGGCGGGCATCGCCGCCACCACCTGGCGTGTTTGGGTGGCCTCCAGCGCCTGCAGACTCAGCGCTTGCTGCAAGCGCAGCCGCGCATCCACTGCCGACTCAAAAACCCCATCATCGGCCCCGGGCAGCAGCTCATCCAGCGCGCTCAGCACCAGCTGCAGCGCCGTGTCACGCGCACCCACTGTGGTGTAGTCAGCCAGTGCCACCTGCATTGCCGTGGCCACCAGCCAGTGCCCGCGTGCAGTCTGCTCGGCTGCCAGCGCCCGGCGCAGGGCGGGTGAGTCACCCGCACCCAACGCCCCCGCTGTTATTGCCGCACCAGGTGCAACGGCCGACCGGGTCAGCGCCGCTACCACACGCACCCGTGCACCGTCGGTCAAGTCAGCATCAGACAAGCCCAACGCGCCGCCTATGGATCTCAACGCCGTTGCATAGGCCCCTGGAAGCTCCAGCACCTGGGCCAGCAGGGCGCGCGCGCTGTCCACCGTGTTCAGCACAGCCGCCAGCATTGTCAGCGGCATGCGCGCCCTCGCCAGCGCGTTGCGCACATCACCCATCGCGCCTTGAATGCGGGCCAGAAACGTGGCCACCGAGTTGCCAGGCAGCGCTGGTGGTTTGTAGTCGCTGGCGGCAGCTGCATAAGACTGCACAGACTCCTCGGCCGCATCCGCCACATCGGGTTCGGGCTGGGGTGCCTCGCCACCACCAGGCACCAAGTCCACCGCCACCCGCGCATACCCGCCATCTGCATTGCTCTCTGTCAGCGTCCAGTCTTGCGCTCGCACCCACACATAGCCCAGCCATGGGTGAAGCAACCACACAGGGCCAGGCACTTGCAGTTGTTCCAGGAAAGAATTGCGGTCCAGGTCGTAGTCATCACCCAAGAAATAGGCGTTGACCTGCCAGCCATTGGCCTTGGCGCCCAGATCCTCCACCTCCACATCGTCTCGGCCTGGGTACTCACTCACCACCAATCTGCGGCCCCCTTTTGCCGTGTGGCTGTCGGTCAAAAACTCCAGGCCATCCCAGCGGGCGGGTTTAAGTCGGGTGCGCCAGCTCATCCTGGTGCCCCTGTCATGATGTTGCCGGTGCCAGCTGACATGTTCGCCACCATGCCGGTGGCATTCATGCTGGTTTGTGTCACACGCACCCGGTCATCGCTCACACTCACCTTAATCTCGCCCTGCATCTTGGGCGGCTCTTTCTTGGCATCGGTGCGCAACCACTCCACCAGCCCGCCCAACGCACCACCCACAGCCCCACCAACCACAGTGCCCACCACTGGCACCAGGCTGCCCACCATCGCCCCGGTGGCTGCACCATTGAGCATGCTCGACCCATAGCGCGCCACCGCAGATCCTTCGCCAGCCGCCGCATCCAGACCAGCGCCACCCACCAAAGCGCCCACACCCAACAAACCCGCCCGACCCACCGTCTTGCCAGACGGCAAATACGGCACAGCGCGCCCAGCAGCATTGGTTATGGCCTTGCCAACCCTGCCACCGCCACCCCCGGCAGTCAGGGTAAACACCCCAGCTGCAGCCGCTGCTGCGCCAAGCGCTGTGGCAGCCAGCGTGGCGCTCCCAGTGAGCACCGGGAACCTCTCTGACAAAGTAGAGAAACCACTGGCCATTGAGCCAATAGCCGGTGTCAAACTGTCCAGCGCCTTGCTCTTACCCAGATCATTTAGCTCACCAGCCACACGCATCTCAACGCCCGACCTGTTGCGCATATGCGCATAGTCGCCGTCCACCACTGAGCCAGCCATGCCAAACGATGCATTCACCTTGTCGGCCACATCCTTGTTGCGCAGCCCAAATAGCGCGCCGCGCGCCTGCATGTCCTGAAAATACCTGCCAATGCTCTGCCCCTCGGCCATGCCCTTGATCGACTCAATCGCCGCTGCTTGATCCTCGGAGGTTTTGGCCGCTTTTAGCCGGGCCATGGCGGGCTTCAGGTTCGGGTTTTTTTCAATCTCCGAGTCGATCACGTTCTGCCAGGCTGTCAACGGGTCAACACCCTGTGCCCGTTGCATCATCAGGTACTTGGCCAAGTCACCCCGGCCTGCCTTCTCAAAATCCTTGGCCGTGTCTGAAGACGCCAGTTTGGGCAGCAAGTTGGCCACGTTCATGGCCGCCTGGTCTGATGACCCCGCCGTGGTGCGTGCCTGTTGCAGCAGCACAATCAGCTGTTTAAAGCCAGCCTCGCCCGTCAAACCCGCCGCCTTGGCAGCTGGCAACAGCGCGGGCAAGTGCTTGGCCATGTCGCTTTTTTCGAACGCCCCGGCCACTGCACCCGCACTGCTGATGCCCATCAGCCGCTGCGCCCCAGCCACATCCTTGGCGTAGCCGCTGCCAATAAAGCTGCCCATCATGGTGGCCACTTGGTCGGCCGCGCTGCCAGACCCGGTCGACACCTTCCCGATGTAGGGCAATATTTGCAGTGCCCCTTGCACGCCGCCTACCTGGTTGTCAGCCACCAGCTTTTCCAACGCCGACATAGCCGCGTCTTTCGTAATGCCGGTTTTCACAGCATTTGCAATGGCAGCTTTTATCTCAGCATCCCCAGCTCTGCGCCCTGTCGGTCCAAACTCGGCATAGGCCGTGTTCGACAGCAGGCCCACCCGTTCATCAAACCCCAGTGCACTGCGCACCGGGTCGCGCAGCGTGTATGCCGCCGCCGCCCCACCGGCCATCACCGCGCCACCCACTTGCAAGGCCTTCACCCCGCGTGCCTGCAGCTCAGCCGCACGGGCAGACTTCTCTTGTGCAGCGGTCAGCTTGCCCATCTCATTGGTCAGCTGAGTCACCTTCTGGCGCGTGGCATCCATGGCGCGGGCTTGCTCCTGGGCGCTCAGCTTGCCAGCGCGCATCAGCCGGTTGTAGGCCGCCTCGGTCTGCGCAATCTCGCGCTGAATGCGCTGCTCACTGCGCACGCCCAGCACCTCACGGGCCTGGCTGGTGCGCTCGTAGCTGGTGCGCTGGCGGGCATTGCCGCGCTCAACCTCCTGGGTGGTTTTCTCAGCCGCCTGCTTCACCCGCGCAGCAAACTTGTCAATGCCAGGCGTGGCGCTGTCATGCAGCCCAAGCCGCACCGATACATCTACCGCCGCATTGCCCATAAAAAAAGCTCCAAACACCGAAGTGCATGGAGCTTAATTTTTAGCCCGGCATGGGCCACCGCCGGAAACGATTCACTGGGGTCTGGGGTGCCTTAAAACTCTTTGCCCGCCATCACCGCGCTCACCTGGGCCCACGCAAACAACTCACTCAGTGTCAGAGCCTTCACCACCGGCAGCGGCTGGTGCATCACGCTGGTCACCAGGGCCACCGCCTGCACCACCCGTATCACTTTTTTTTCAATACCTCGGCTTCAATGGTATCGGCCATCCCGTTAATCAAATCCTCGGCACTGGTCGTTCCGGTGCCAGCATCATCTCTCGCTACGGCCATCGCCGTCGGTTTCGGGTTAGCCGCCACTTCGTCAGCCGTCAGCAGGGCATCAATGATTTTTTCAGCCCGCTGGTAGTCAGCGCCGTGCAGCCGCTGGATCAGCGCCACATCGGTGCCTGCCACGCTGGCAATCAGCGCAATGCGCTGCGCCACGCCACCGCGCTGGTCAAAAGCCAGATAGTCGCCTGCCACTGTGTGGTCGCGAAAAGTCAGCTCAGACACGATAGCCTTGCCGATAGTGATGGGGTGTAACAGGGGAAATTTCATGCTTCTGGTCCTTTTGGATTGATGAAAATGGAGCAATCAAGAGCCCGGCCGGGGGCTCGGCCTGGCGTAACGTGAAGGTATGCCTTGAGCGTGTTGAACAACGCGCTGCTCAGCAGCCCAGCGCCGCAGCTGCTCAGCAGCAAGCTGTTTTTCAAGTTCCGCGACACGAGACAGGGCATCAGCAAGCGGATCTGGTGCTTTGTGAGAGGTCGTCATGCTGATTGCAGTTCAAGAGTTTTCCAGCTGCCCGCTGACAGGCCCCGGTCATCGTTGTACATGTCCGTCATTTGCTGGGTCGTGTGACCGAGAAGGACCATGGTGTTGATGCCCTGAACGCGATATAGACGCTCAGACAGCGAGCGGATTTCATGCAGCGACACGGGAGTGCCAGTTTTTGGCGGCGGTATGGACGCCTCCCGTGCTTCCTCAAACCGGGCTGACAGGCTAGCGGCGCCCGGACGCTTGCCGGTTGATTTGCGCAACAGGTATTCGTCTCCTTTGGCGTATCCAATACAGGCCTCAATTGCCTCGCCAACACTGACACCGATGGCATCCATGCGCAAGTCCAGCGGGATGGCCAGCCTTGCTCCGGTCTTGGCTTGTTCGATATGAAGGTGGCCATCCCAGACATCTTCCGGCCGCATTTTGACCAGATCACTGCGGCGCTGACCGGTGACAAGGGCCAGCACCATCATGTGTGCCACCCAAGGTGGCATGTGCTCGACCGCGTATGAATAGATGGCGAGCCATTGCTCCAGCGTCAACCGATTACGCCTGACGGTGACATGCTGCGCCCGGATCTGCGCCGCTGGGTTGCGGTCCAGCCAGCCGTAATCGAGAGCACCGTTGAACATCGACTTGGTTTCAATCAGCAGTCGCTTGGAAAGCGGCGGATGGTCTTTGTGGATCCGCCCGATGAAGGCCGAAACGTCATGTGGTCTGATGCGGGAAATGATCCGACCGCGCCCCAGGCCTCGCACCACATGGGCGGTCGAGCACCGGCGGTTTGCCTTGGTCTTGTCGGTGACCGGAAGGCCTTCGATGATTTGGTCGTAGACCTCAGACCACTGCCCCAGGGTCCTGTAGCGCGGAAGCACTACACCGACCGTATGGGACAGGGCAAACGAGATAACGGACATGGGTGCAGAGGGGATTGGGTTCAAACATAGCCAAGAGACTGCATCAGCGCGAAAGCACGTGGCAGCAGCAAATCGTGCGCTTTTTGGTTAAGGTGGGTCACGTCTGCACGGAACGCTGTCGGGATAATCTGGTTTGCCTGATCTGCAATGTCCTGTGCGGTCTTTGTGTACCCGGCATCCGTAAATGCTTGATCTGATCGCAAATAGTCGTCAACATCAAAGTATCGAGCCCCGTAAGTTGCCGCGAGGTTGGCGTTCACCCCATGCAGCATGTCGTATTTGTATGTGCCAACCTCGGATGTGACCCGTGACGAAATGCCCTGCACAATGAACCGAGCATCGGGCAGGGACTCAGTAACAGCCAGAACAATGTCATGCCACAGCGCCGTCAGTGTGGCGACTGTCACGCCACCCGTGCCATCTGTCGGCAAGCTGTTCCCGCCGCCTTCAAGCACAAAAATGGCGTCAGGCCAATTAGCTTTGACGTAAGCCATAGATGGCCGACCTTGGATGCCTCCATTGCGGATGTAACTGGCAATTGCCCCCAGCGTAGCGCCTGCTACGCAGTGGTTAGCAAAAGCGAGCTTTATGGTGAACAAGTCCCCGAGCTTTGACATGTAAGGGGTTGCCTGCCCATTTCCGCTCCCGTTACTGTCGCCGTAGCCCATGATGCGCGTCCGGTTGGGATACGCAATACCAGATGCAAACGACCAAGTACCAGCAGATTTGCCGCGGTTGGACGCAAATGCTTTTGCTGCAGCGGCTCCACGCAGGCTCAGATACACATCAGGGCGCACAGCCAAATACTGCCCTCGCTCACCAACATCAGCCGGGGCGTTGGCCGCTGTGCGCAGCTGGCTCAATGCAGCCGGAAAGGATGGGATGGTATTGAGCCACAACATGAATTCACGAATCGCAAGCGGCGACTGGTAGCACACGTTTGGCGCAAGGGTTGAATACGCCAGTGTGAATGCAGGGCTGGCGTCTGTGATGGTCAAAGCGATTTCAGCGCCATTGACATAAGCCTTTAGCCGCTTTGCACCTGCCGCTGCGTTGGTGTCCCACTCAACCACAATGTGGTCTTCGGCGTTCGCCGCAAGCATTTGGTACGAGGTGCTGACCGCTGACAGACTGTTGGCGCCATTGACCAAGCTGATCGTCAGAAACTCGGTTCCGTTGAGGCCAATCGTGATGGGCGTGCATTTAACAGCGTAGCGCAGTGATACGCCGTTCAAGTTGTCAAAGTGCTTCCCAAAAGCGGACAGCGCGCCAACCCCGCCATCTGCCACCCCCGTGACGGCTCCGGTGATGTGGTACGAATAGCCCGTGTAGATGCCTTTGGGAGCTGAAATAGCTGCTGCTGAGTGCATATCAGCCCACCTTAGCTAGGTATTTATTGGGTGTCGTGGTGGGAATGATGTGGATCATCTGGCCTTGAAATGGCGCAGAGACTGATGTCGAGCCGTCTACAAGCGTCACCCCAGAGCCCACAGCGACAACAATCTGCCCTGTGCCTGTATTCATCAAGGTCAGGCCCTTGGCAACGGTGCTGGCCGTAAGGGTGACTGTAAATGTGCTGCTGGTGCTGTTCTCAAGAATCGCGCCGTTGTCCGCCGATGTCGTGGCGCGAGTGGCGGTTAAGGCCACTGAAGTGCTGCTGCCACCACCGCCCATTTCTATCGGCAAACCCGTGCTCGGGTCAATAATTTCAATCGCCCCGGTGAGACTCTCCTTTGCCGTCACTGGCGCACCCAAGTCCTTGCCCTCATGGTCAAGGATCGACACCAGCTTGTTGCCGCGAATGACCCCGCGCAGGTTGACGATGCCGTCGCTGGTAGCTGGGCCGCCCATGGTTACATCTTCTCGCTGGTGTTGCTGATCAGGGTCAGCTTGGCATCGCCATCGGCCACGCCAACCGCATCTGTGGCAAACGCCCTTGCCATCAAATGCACCGACCCATCAGACAAGCGCACCGTCACATCCTCATTGACGATGGCCCCCAGGGCCACCACGTCCACACCAGGTGTCAAGTTCAGATTCAGCTCCAGGCGCGCAGGTGTGCCGCTTTCGGTGAAACCACCGTCTTCTGGCAGACGGCCCGGCTTGTGTTCGCGCTTCTTGCCGCTGGGGGTGAACGTGCCGGGCTTGTCAGCCAGGGCAAGCTTGCCCACGCTGGGCACACTCACCGTTTCAATGTTGGTCATGCTCATTCAAAAGCTCCTCAATGGTCACAAAATGGTCTGTCAAACGGGCTTCAAAGCGGCTTCAAATCACGCCACCGGCACCGCTTTGCGGAACTTGGCACGCCCAGCCAAGATGTAGAACGGGCTCAACACCACCGGCTGATCCACATAGTTGAAACGGCTTGGGTTCGTGGGGTCTTGCTCCACCACCAGGGTGCTCTTGTAGTAGTCATACGCCTGGCACCAGCCTTTTTCGCGCATCAGGGTGAACTGGTACAGGCTCAGCAAATAGGCGCGCACATCGGCCTCAGTGGTAATGCGCAGCCCAGGGCGATACCCCTCGTTCGTCTTGGCCGCCGCTGTGCCGGTAAAGCGCTGGATCGCCCCAATGCGCTGCTCGTACCGGATGCGCTCCATCACCTCTGCGGCGTTGATGTCCAGGTAAGCGTCATCTGCGCTGCCGTCTGGCCGGTACTGGTACATGCTGATCAGACGCTTGACGCTGCAAGTGCCGTCCTGTGTCATCTGCAGCACGCTCATACCCTTGTAAAGCAGGCTGTTGGCTTGCGTCCAGTCAAAGTAGCTCACACCCACCAGGCCGGTGAGCGTGCGCCCCTCCAGGCTCTCCACCGGGTTGTTGCGCAGCTTGGGTGCAGCAGCTGCCGCCACGATGGCCGCAGCCTCCCAGTGGCTCACCGGGTTGATACCCAGCGCCAGTGTGCTGATGTGCTCGTAATTGCCCGTGGCGCCAAAAGCCACCGCAGCCGCATAGTCCCCGCGCATGGCCGCAAACGCCCGGAAGCCCGCCTGCACCGGTGGCCGATAGCGCAGCACGCTCTCGGTGTGCCAGGCGGCCAGCGTAGCCTGGTCATTCATGCCCAGCGCCACATAGTTGTACCAGCGCTGTCCAATGATGCTGGTCAGCGCACCAGGGGCCGGGTCACCCGTGCCGCCGGTCATGGCGTTGATGGTCAGCCCCAGGCCTGCGGGCGTGCGCTCGCCATACAGGTTTGTGCGCAGGTCAATACCGTTGCCACAAGTGCCTTTGTGCCGGGCGGTCAGGGTCACCGTGCTGGCGGTCACCGCAGCTGTCACCGGCAAGTCCAAGGTGCTGGCCGTGATAGCCGCCGCAATGGCCGCAGCCACAGCCGTGGTGGCCATGCCAGCCGTGATACCCACACTCACCAGGTCACCACCGATGTACAGGCCCAGCGTGCCCGCCTCGCTGGGCACAGCAGTGGCCACCAGCGTGCCTGTCGCGGCCACCCCGGCCACGTTGTCGGCATAGGGCAGCATGTACACATCCAGCGCCTGGTCAATCGCCCGGTACCGGGACACCATGCGGGCCAGCATGCTGCCAGCGCCCGCCTTGGTTTTGGCATCCTGCACGCTGCTCACCAGCGTGATCTCACCGGCCGGGGCCGTGCCAGCCGCCAGCTTCTGGCCCACGATCAGCACGCTGCCCAAGCCACCAGACAAGCCAGCAGCACTGCCATCAATCTCGATGTACGCACCTGGATAACGCAGGGCGCTGGGGATGTTGTCAAACGAAACGCTCATAGGTTCTCTCCAGTAACGGGTTGCAATCTGTCAAAAGGCGGTGGGTCGGGCAGGTAGTTGGTCAGGTGCGCGTCAAATGTGTAGCGGTCGCGCCACCACAAATCGCCATCGGTGTACTCAATCACCTGGCCGCCCGCAAACTTGATCGACCGAATCCAGGTCCGGTTATGCGTACCCAGCGGCTCCTGGGGGTAGCGCCAACCAAGCAGCAGCGCATGCACAGCCCGGCGGTAGCGCAGCAGCGCGTCATCCGTCTCGCCAGCTGACTGCATGCGCACATTGGTGATCGCAATCACCACATCAAACGCCAGGGCCACGTCTTCGGCCCGCTCACCCTTGGGCGTCACGGTATCCGCATCACGCACAAGCCAGCACGCGGGCAACGGCAAGGATTTGATCGTGGCCGTCTTGGCAAACTCAGCCGCACCGCCCACCTCGCGAAACCAGTGATCAGCAAAGCCAGACGGCTGGCCCGTGCGAATCAGCACAATCAGCGGCGTCAGAGAGATCATGTCTCGCTCCAGCCGTAGGACTCGCCGCTGGAGCCATAGCGCGCAGGGGCAGACTCCATGCTCACCAGGTCACCCTCGGGCTCGGCCGGGTCGGCAGGCACACCAGGTGTCAAGTCAATCTCACCGCGCCGATATTGCTTGAGCAGGCTGATCACACCGTCGTAAGCGCTGATCTCATCCTTTTCCAGACGCTCTGCACCCTGCAAGTAGTACATGGCCAGCGTGCATGCAATGCGCGTCAGCATGGTGCCGGTGGCCGTTGCTGGCACACCATAGCTTTGCATCAGCGCGTCCGCATCGCCCAGCGCCTTGTCCACCGCTTGCAGGGCCAGCGCAACAGCTTGCGCCGTGGCCGTGTCCAGGGTGCCGGTGGCGCTGCCGTCCAGGGCGGCACGCATCACCTCCAGCGGCACCATGGCCACGTCTGCAGGCACCGCCAACTGCGCCAGACGGCGTGCGTTGGTGCGGGCCAGCAGATCGGCGCGGGTTGCGTAGCCCATGTCAGCGCTTCTTGGCTGCAGCTGCCTTGGGCTTGGCCACAGCTGGGGCAGGCGTTTGTGCCTTGTCAGCAGCAGGATCTCCCGCAACTGAGCCAGCCGCAGCTACATCGGTGGCATCAGTGCCGGCATTGGCCACAGCAGCCGACACGTCAGCAGCACCAGCACCAACAGTGGTCACAGTGGCTGCATCAGCCAACACGTCAGCAGCACCAGCGCCAACAGTGGCCACCGTAGCCGCCGTGGCAGCATCAGCCAGCGCCAGGGCTTCAGTGGTGGCTTGCACAGCCGCCAGCTGTTGCGCCTGGGCTGCCTGTGCATCTGCCGCAGCTTCGGCCTCCTCAGGTGTCTCCACATAGTCAGCAGGGCGGGTACTTGTCACCTCCAGCATCTGCTCACCGCGCAGGCGCTCGGCAGTGGCGCCGTCCACCTCCACCCGCTTCCAGGTGCGGGCGAACTGGATCGCACAGCGAAAGAACTTCTCAGGGCCGGTTTTCGGCCCGATGCGTACAAAAAGAACGGTATTGCTCATGATGCGTGCACTCCCTTACGCCAGCCACGGGGTCACCACAAGCTCCAGGCGCTTGTAGTTGGTATTGCTTTCGCCGTTGGCCAGGTTCTGCTTGAGCAAAATGTCCTCGGCCGCCACACGGTTGGTGGAGCCCACCACCAGGGTGTCGGCCATCAGGCCCAGCTTGCGCCCGCCGTCGCCCTTGAAGTCCATCATGGCGTTGTAAGCCAGGTCAAAGTTGGCTTTGGTCAGAGCCGCCTTGCTGCCAAATGCACACTGCCAGAAGCCGTAGGCAGCATTACCGCGCCACCGTCCACCAAAGCTGTACACATCAAGGTCAAACACAGACTGGTTTTGCGGCGAAGTCACCGACTCCAGGGTGGGCTTCACGCGTTCTTGCAAATAGATCGGCTTGGGTGCACGTTTGGTGCACAGCATGATCCAAGGCGCACCAGCGCCTGCCTGCATGTTGCTTTGCTGGGTCACGGTACCGGTGCCATCTTCGTTGGCATACAGCGGGTGGTCAGCGTCAAAAAAGAACTGATCGTCATAGCAAGTCGCCGTAAACCCGGCAGCCAGCGCCTGAAAAATGATGTCATTCATCAGGTCCTTGGCGGCTTGGCCATGGCCCTCGGCAACATCGCCATAGTGCCCAAAAGAGTCATCTTCAACGTCTGTGCGCTCGACATCGATAGTGGTTTCAAACTTCTTGTTGACCACCGTGTAGGCTTTCTCAGCCAGCTTCTTGTGCAGGCGGCTACCCACCCACTCGCGGAAAGCCGGGAACTGGGTCAACCAGGCGTAGGTGTTGCTTTTGCCGTTGCTGCGGATGAGGCCTGCCACCTTCTTCCAATCGTCAGGGCTCAGTGCCAGCCCAGCGGTAAAGCGGGCCACCAGAGTGGTCTTCAGTGCATCAAGTTGTGCTTGTGTAAGCATGTGCTGTTCCTTTTGTGTGATGGGTGTTTGGGTTGGCTACTTCTTGGCCGCCAGGAAAGCCTCGGGCGTTACACCCATGCGGGTGCAAGCGGCTAGCTCCACCTCGGTCAGGCCGTGGCCGCCTTGTTCGGCTTTGGGGTCCACCTGGCGAGACTGGTCCACCAGCGGCTTGCTGGCATCCAGGTATTCAGTCAGCGCAGCCCGGCTCTGTTTTTCAGCCCAGGCCTTTTGCGCCGGGGCCAGGCGGCCATCAGACAGCGCAGCCGTCAGCAGCGCCGTGTGTTTGTCTTTTTCCACCTGGTTGGTCAGTGCGGCCAAAGCAGTCACAGCCGTATCGCGCTCGGTGGTCAGTGCGGCCACTCTGGCGGCCTCGGGCTCGAGCGTGGCCACTTTGCTGGTCAGCGCCGCAATTTGTTCGTCTTTTGGGTCCATGGTTACCTTTTCATCCTTGGTTGAGTCGGTGGGAGGGGTTGCAAAAACAGAGCGCGACAAAGCCGCCCGCGCACTCAGGGCGTTCAGGCCATCCAGGCCTGGGGTGTTGGTCAATGCCACAGACAAAATCTCCAGCACCTCGCCAGTGCTGGCGTAATAAGAAAAGTAGGCGCTGATGTAGCGGTACTTCTTTCCAGCGATGCGCTCGGCCGCTTCAGCTACCCAGTCGATGCCTGTAGCAAACAGCCCGGTTTCTCGCCACACCAGCGACGGGCCTGTAAACCACCCAGCCGCGATCACTGGCTGACCGTTCATGGACGCGTACAGACTTTGGTGCTCGTAGTCGATCAGCACATCGTTTTTGCGCTGGCTGGCCCGGTCGATCACCCGGGCGGCAATCGTGGCGTCAAGCTGCCAGGCTTCACAATCTTCCGGGCGCCCATCCGTCGAGCGGAAAGGCCCCGGTGGCAGCAGATGCGCCTCGGTAGGCACCGGTGCCAGGCCAGCAGCATCCGGCGCACCCAGCTCCAACACGAACGACATGCTGGCCAGACTGACCTTGGGTTTCTGCGCTGATTGGGTTTGACCTGCCACCGTGTGTGCTCCATGCAAAGAAATGCGATGGAGGCAGTGTCAGATTTGCGGGGGGGTGCGAATACGCGGGAAATGTTTCGCGCTGGTTCTGTTGGCCTACCCAACAAAATGGCTTGTGGCCGCTTGGCAGGTTTTCTGCGGCGCTGCTATGTACCAAGCCTGCACATAGCGTTTTGAATGCGTTTAAATGGCTTGGCGGGCCAATAACGCGCCAGGCTGTCCCTGGCTATGCAAACAAATCGGGCTGTCTGCTATCTTCATCCTGCCCACGGCAAGAAACTGGCCCATCACCCTGGGCAAAAATGTTCAGCACCTGGCGGGTGGTCAGGGCATGTATCTGGGCAATCTCACGCGCCGACCTGTTGCCCCGGTCGCGCAGGATCTGCTCGTTACGGTAGCGCAGAAACAGCTTGTCCACTTTGGGCAGGGTGATGCGCCTGGTCTCGTTCAGATGCGGCTCCAGCGCCACCCGCAGGCGCTGCATCTCATCTGGCTGCAGGCCAAAGGCCGCCAGCTTTTGCACCGGTATCCAGATCGGCGCACCGCCCCGTTCTTCCAGCAGCTCCCGCGCCCTGCCAAAGCCCAGCGCACGCACAATGGCGCGCAGCACAGGCGGCAGGGTGCGCATCAGTTCATCGTCCACCGCAGGCCAGTGCGTGGGCACGGGCGCACTGCGGTCCTGATGCACCGGTTGGCGGGCGGGGCGCTTGGCCATGTGCTCAGTCCCTCCCCAGCCAGGACTTGAGCGCTTCAATGATCTTCTGGCTCTCTTTCGTCGTCAGGGCGTCCAGATTGGGCAATGTGTGCTGCGTTTGGCGCTCACACCAGGCCAGCAGCGCGGGCCGAGACGCATCCTTCACTTTGTCAGATTGACCCAGCCGCCCCCAAAGCCGCACCAGGTGGGCGATGTGCTTGGGCACCGGCCGCTTTGCACCAGGCGCTGCACCTGCAGGAACAAACTGCCGGTGCAGTCGGTTCCAGCCCCGTGCCTCGTAATCGGCCAGCGCAGCCTCCAGCTGCACCAAGTTCATGCTGGTGGCAGACACCCGCCCCTCAGTAGATGGCAGTGCCACAGCACCGTGGCGGCTCAGCAGATCGCGGTGTGCAGTGTCATCCCAGCCCGGCAGCGTTTTGCAGGCCCACGTCTTGGCAATGCCCAGCAGTTGTAGTTTGTGTTTGTTCAAAGCGGTCATGCGCTCTTCTCCCTGGGGGTGCCTATTGTCTTTGCAGGCGAGGCCGGAACGACGAGACAGGAGCCTGGCTTGCCAATGCAGACAAACACATCAAGCAGGCCGAATTGGCTCAGCAAACAGGCCACCAGGTAGGCGTAACCGATGAATTGGGCGACGGTGTTCATGGTCAACTTCCCAAATAAACGGGTTGAGTGGTTTCGCCATACGACCGCAGTACAACCTGGTGCCGGGCTTGGTGCTCGCGCTGAAAGCGCTCCAGATCGGCGGCTGCAGATCTCAGCGCTTGCTCAGCCTGTTCGGCCCACGCGGATTTGCGCCTGGTGGTCAGGCGCGCGTTTGCAAGGTTGCGCAGTTGGTTTGGGGTCATGATCATGATTGACTCCACGAATAGCCAGTGACCACCATGTTTGGTTCGTGGCCATCTCGATAAATTGACTCAAACACCGCCTGATATATCGATTCTTCTTCGCTCGGCTCAACACGGCGATGGGCCTTCAGTGCTTCGAACCGTTTCTTGGCGAAAGCCTGCGCGTGATCTTTTGTCATAGACACCCAGACCCGTTGCCCCACGTGCGGAACGTGTTTCGGCGCGTACTTGTCACGGGAGAAGTTGACGTGAAACAGATCGGGCTTACCGCAACTCGGGCATGCCGTACTGAATGGCGTCACTCCGTCGCGCGAGTTCCAAAACTGCTCGGTGTGACCACAGGATTGGCAGGCGTACCACATGAGGCAAAAGGCCTCGGCGTGACGATGACCGCGACTGGTTCGTGGGCCCGATGGAATGGTGGTACTCATCAGAAAATCTCCTTTGTAATGGTGTCGCGCTCAGCCTCGGCCACTTCCAGACCGCGCCTGACAAAGTGATTGACCAGCATGTTCAGATCGTTTTGGTTGTCGCGGTCGTGGACACCGTCGTCATACAGCGCGATTCGGGCCAGCAGCTCCTGGTCGACCTCGGCAGCAGCTACACCGATGGCTGCAACCGGCTGAGGTGCAAGCGTCCCCGTGATCTGCTCACCTAAAAAATCCTCATCTAGACCAGATGGGGCGGCAGCTGCTGCGATGAGCAAGTCAAACGCTTCTGTGCCAGGGCCCATCAGGTAGGCCAGGCGTGGGTCTGACTGCATGCGTTTGATGACATGGGCCACCGCCTTCATGGCGAGGTCCAGGTGTTCTTGGGTCATGCTCATGCGGGTGTCTCCTCAGTCTGCTCAGCCAGATCCCACTCAGTCACCCAGGCCGCCAGCGGCAGGGTGTGGTGGTCGCCGAAAAAGTCCATGAACGAGTCCAGATCCGGGAAGCCGTCTGCACGGGCAAAGGCTTCCATTTGCTTCATTGACAGCGCAACGTCATCAACCACGATGCGTGGCACATAGTTGTAGAAGTCCACCACCACCGGGCGGCAGCGGGTCACGGTGCCCACACCCAGGCGCTGGCACCAGGCGGTGCGCTGGCCGGTCAACAAGTACAAGGTGGCACCTGGGTGGAATTGCCTCAGGCGGATGGTCTGGCGTTTCTGACCGCTTTCGACCTGGTCAGCAAAGCGTGGGTAGAAGTTGATCGCGGGCATGATCAGACCTCTCCACCCGTTTCCTGACCGATAGTGGCAGGACGATAGAGAGCACCACCAGAATCAGGCGCCCACTTGCGGTCCCAGAGCACATTCAGCTTGTTGCGCATGACCTGGTGGCCATTAATGTTGGCCAGGTTCTCAAAGACCTTCAGCAGGATGGCGCAGTCTGCCCACTCAATGGGAACCTCGTCAGGATTGCCTCCGTACTCGCTTCGATACGCAGCCTTTCCAAGCTCACCGGCAGTACATTGGATGATTTCTTCCTCAGTTGCACCGGCCGCCACGCACAGCTCCACGACTTCATGGAGCAGGCGTAAAGCGTGCGCAGACGGCACGATATAGCGTCCACCAGACTCAGCGAACCAGCGCCCAATGTCATAGGGCTGTCGGGTGGCCATCAGGTCGATGATCTGATCCACGTCGGTGCAGATGTCGGTGTTCAGCAAGTACATCAGCTCCGGCTCAAACTTGTCTTCGTGCAGTAGCACGTAGGTGTCTTTTCCCTGGCCACATGCATAACCCAGCTCCAAATGGGCACTACGCCCGCACGGCAGGGCCAGCACGCAGGTGTCACACCAGTCCAGAGCGGCCTTGTCAAATGCAAAGCCGTCAGCGGCGCGCTCAGAGCGAATGGCCTCCATATAGGCCGGAATGGTCTTGGCGCCGGTACCGGGGCCGTCCTGGGCGGCGATGCCGCCGCAGTCGCGCCAGGCAAACCCCTTCTGCCCGGGTGCTGGGTTGCGGAAGTCGTAGACCTCATGTCCAGCGGCACGTAAGGCCTCAAGAACTGCGGGCTGGGTAGGATTGCGCCAGCTGGAGGCCAAATAGATGCGGCGTGGCTTGATTGGTAGTTTTGTGATGTTCATGATCAGGCCATCTCTGTGTCGACTTCAAACGGCACGATCACAAAGTCCTCGACGCCTGTGACGATGGTCACACCTGGCACACCCTTGGCTTTCTCGGGCTCATTGAGCATGGCTTCCTTGTTGATCTCTTCCTTGGTGCGGATGAAGGCAGTGAGACTCATGTTCTTGAGCCAGGCGATCACAGCGTCCACACCGGTCACCTTCACGCTGGGCGGGCGCTGGCGCCACTGCACCTCACCAGTAACCAGGTTGGCGGTTTTCCCTTTGCCACACAGCTCTTCGCGGTTGGCTTCACAGTAGATCTGCACGCCCTTCTGAAGGGCTGCGCTGCGTTCCTGCAGGTCTTTCAGCAGCGGGGCAGCGGCTTCGGTGAGTTGGGCCACTTTGTCGTTGAGGTCCGCACTCATGCGGGCATGCTCGCGCTGCAGGTCGCCAATTTGGCGGATGTCGCTTTGCACCTGGGCCAAGGTCTGGGGGGCGTCGGCGGCTTTGGTTTTGATACGGGTTGCCATTTGGGGTAGTTCCTTTCAGTTAAAACGGTTTCACAAAAACAGCACGCACCTGGTCGATGTCTTTCAGCACCTGGGCGGTGCGCTGCAGGGGTTCGATGGCGGCGGGTAGGCACGGTGGCGGCCCATTGGTGGCAATGCTTGCGTAGGCGCTCAACAGCGCAGTCATGGACAGATCGACCTTGCCCAAAGACAAGGCCAGAGCAATCAGTTGGCGGGTGGCGTCCTCGGCCTCGGCGCGGGTAAAAGAGGTGGTCATGGCAGTGCTTTCAGCAGGCAAAGCCACGGGAGGCCACGCGTTGGAAGTCCAGGGCACCGGGGCGCAACACTGGGCTGCGGCTGGGCAGCACGGTGGCTGGCAGGCGGCTCAAGTTGAGGTATGGCAGTGGCGCAAGGGGGGCACTGCTGCAAGCTTTGGCAGCTGGCTTCTTTTTCTGGTTGCGCTCAACACCGGCAGCGCTGGCTGGTTGGTCAACTGCATCTGGCCCAAGCGTGAACATGCGGCTGCGCCCCCGGCCAGTGCAGGCAAGCTGGCCTTTCTCCAGAAGGTGCGCCATCCGAGTTCCAAAGCGGCGATGTGTATCGGCATCGTTGTCACCTTCATGGCCATCGTCCCGGAATTGGTCAAACAACTCGGCATAAGTCACAGACTGCCTGGCATTCACAAAATTGAGCAGGTCGAGTGTGTCTTGCGACTGCCTTGGGTGGGTGCGGGAGACTGTGCTCATGACCGCACTCCCACCACGTAGCCAGCAATCAGCGCCAGTACAAACAGCACCACCACAAGCTGGCCGGTTTGCAGCAACGTCAGGCCAAACCGCTCATCCTGCTCGGTAAATCCATCTGGCCTCCAGTGCGGGCCCTGGATCACGCCAGGTGCAAACGGGTGGGTGGGCTGGGGGTAGGCCTCGCGGGCCACGCCTGGCCGGTCAGTAAACCGACGCTGGCGCTCACCTGGCGTGACGGCCAGCTTGCTGTGGTAACCCACACAGTCCGGGTATTCCTTGGAAACTTCGCGGGCCTTGTCATACAGGTCCAGCGCATCGCTGGCTTGCACTTCGCGCAGCACGGTGGTGCCATTGGCCAGGGTGATGGTTACGGCAAATTTCTTCATGATGAGCCTCCTGGTGTGTGTGTGGGTGTCAGGCTGCGCTTTGCAGGCACAGCGCGTCTTTGGCTACGCTGTCCACCAGGGCCACGCTCAAAGGGCGGCCCCGGCGAAACTCTTTCAGCCCCGCCAGCAGCCCCTCAACCAGCATGCGGGCGCTGCCACGGCTGTGGGCATACAGGCGCTGCACCACCGCGTCAGGCACTTCCTCGGTGCCCAGGTTGGCCTGCACCAGGGCGGCGGCATCGTCTTCGGTGATGCCACGCACGGTCTCGGGCCAAAAGCCACAGCGGCTGCGGATCTGGTCAAACTGGCCCCGCTCGGGCTTGATCAGCCCAGCCAGGTACTCTGTGCCCGCCAGCACGATGCCAATGTTGGCCAGGTCGCGCAGGCGGCGCAGGGTGTGCAGCTGGTGGGGTGTCAGCGTCTCGGCCTCGTCCACGATCAGCAAGCTGTCCGTGTTGCGCAGCGCGTCCACCACGGCCCGAAACTTGTCGTCAATGCTGCCTTTGGCATCCACCCCCACCACCGTGCGGCTCAGCAGCCGCACCAGGCTCTGCGGTGTCATGGTGGGCGTGGCCTCAATCAAAAAGGTGTTGGGGTTCTTGCGGGCGTAGCGCTTGAGCGCAAAGGTTTTGCCGGTGCCCACAAAGCCGCTGAACACCGCAAAGTTGCGGTAGCGCCGGGCCATGCTGCAGGCAGCAAAAGCCATTTTGTAGACGCTGGTCTCCACCGCCACGCTGGTGTCTCGGCCACCTTCGTCAAAGTTGCGCATGGCGCTCTCAACATTGGCCAGCAGCTTGCTCGGGCTGGTGGCGTAGCTGCCTTTGAGGATCTGGTTGAGCGAGCTGCTGCTGATGCGGGCCAGCCGCGCCAGGCTGGCCTGGCTGTATTTGCGCTCATCCATCCAGGCGCGCATGCGCTCAATCAGGGTTGCGTCGGCAGGCGTGTAGTGGCCTGGCCATGCGGTGGTGGTCATGCAAGTTCTCCTTCAGGGTTGTCGTCGGTGGGGGTGTTGCTGCGCTCAAACAGGTCATCAAAGTCCAGGGGCGCATCGGCCAGGAAAAGGCCAGCGTGGTCCAGCAGCAGGTCGAGGTCGTTCTCGATAACCGCTTGAGCGGTGGCCTCCACGTCGATCACCTGGCCAGCGCGTGCCCTTTGCTCGGCAATCTTTTCTTCCAGGCGTTTGACGGCATCGGCCGCGCGGTTGGCCCGCTTTTCTTCCATGCGTGTGGTGTCCACAGCGTCAATGGCTGTGACCAGCTGGGCATCACAGATCCAGCGGCCTTGCTCGGTGCGCACCACGGCCACGGTGTTGTCCATCAGGTCGTATTCCAGCAGCACCTTGGTGCCGTTGTAGGCCTGCAGATCCGGGTGGCGGTAAATGCGCCACTTGCCATGCTGCAGCATGCCCCGGCGCACTGTCAGCAGTGCGGCCTGGCGTTTGAGTTCGCTCACATCGCCAGCCGGTGCCACAGGCACCAGCTCAGCCCACAGGCTGGCGCGGGTGCGGCTGGCATCCTCTGGGTGCGGGCGCTGGGCGTAGCGGCTCAGCCACTGGTTAAACGCATCGGTGAACTGCGCCAGGCTGGGTAGCTGCATGCGCCCAGCGCGCACCTCATTCACCGTGTGGCTAAGTGCCTCAGGGGCCGCGTCGGTACCGCAGTAAAACTGCGGCATCCACAGCTTCAGAAAATCATCTTTGACGATCCTGAAAAACCGCTCCACCCATCCTTTACCGTGCGGGTTGCCCGGTATGGCGTGAATGATCTGCTGCACCCCTGCGCGGTTGTAGAAGCCCACCACCTCGTCACTCATCAGCTTGTTCTTGTAGCCAGAGCCGTTGTCGATGTAGAGGAACAGCGGCACATGCCGGTGGCGGCTAAAACACTCGGCCCACATGTTTTGCACTGCAGTAGTGCCTTCGTGTTCATCAGCCCGCCAGCCCACCACCATGCGGCTGCGCAGGTCAATGGCCACGGTCAGCTCTGGCCGGAACAGCTTGCCAGTGACCGGGTGCGCCAGATACACGTCAGCGCGGTAGCCGTCGGCCACGTACACGTCGCCCGGCAGGGCGTTTTGGGTGCTGCGTTTCATGAACGCTTTTTCGGTTAAGCGGTACAGGTTGCGGCCAATGCGCGCCGGGCTGTTGCGCCCCACCATGGCGGGCACGCTGGTCAGGTAGCCGCGCACCTGCTCATAGGTGCAGGCAAAGCCGTCCACCTCGGTCAGCCTGCGCCACACGGTGCTCATGTCGGGCTTACTCGGGTTGTTGAAGTACTCCAGCGCTGGCCCCCACCAGGCGGGCTGCACGTTGGTGACCTTGCCTTTGTGGTGCTCTATCAAGTCCACCCGTGAGCCACCGTCTTGAATGACCTTGCGCCACTCAAAAATCGGGTTGCGGGTGGGTGCAGTGCGCCCGGCCTTGGCGCAAGCTTTCAGGGCCAGCACCATGTGTGGGTGCAGTTGACCCAGCTCGTGGCGGGTCAGCATCAGTTCTATGGAGCGGTTGGCAGACAAGCCGGTGCGCTCCAGCTCCAGCACATAGCTCACCACATCATGGCGGGCTATGGCTACAGTGCGCTGCGCGTCACTGGCCTCACGCCAGGGGTCGCGCTGGCGTAGAGCCACCACCTGGCCCACTGGGCGCAGTGCCAGCGGCTGGGCAGGGTCAAGGGGCTGCATAAATGCGGTTGCGGTGCGTGCCATGGCTTATGCCTTGTTGGCTTTCCCGTCCAGCTTGGCGCCAGTCTTGGCCCCTTTTGGCCGACCCACACCGCGCGGGCCTTCTTGGGCGCGCAGATCGGCACGGGTGGCTGCAGATACCTTGGCCTGGCTCACCATGGTTTCCCACTCCAGCGTCCAGTGCATCACCTCGTCGGGCGTGAGCATGTTGGGCGTGGCAGCTTGCTGGGGCATCTGCCGGGGCATGGTGGTGCGCACCTTGTCAAGCAGGGCCGTGACGCGTGCCGCTGCGGCGTGGGTTGCAAACCAGATTTGTTCCAGGCGCAAAGTCCATTCGGGAGCCTGTGGATCATCTGCCACAACTTCGTCAAACAGGGCGGACAGGCTCTGCAGGTTGATCTCTACGCCCGCCTGGTAGGCCAGGCATTCATCACGCACCATGTGGGTCAGCGGGTCAAAGTCGCGCTGTACGTCTTTCTTTTTGAGCTTCTGGATCACGGCGTCTCGGTGTTCCAGCTCGGCTTCAAGGCGCTTGGTGCGTTTGCCCGCTTCTTCCTCCAGTTCCTTGATGCGGGCCCGCAGCGCGCGCACCGACAAGTTGCATAGGTCCGCGTCTGGCATATCCAGCAAATCAATCAACACTTCGGGGTCTGCGCTGGCCAGTGCCAACACCTTGGTTTTTGGCAGCATCAGAAGCTCAGCGCGCTGTGCTGCGGGCAGGCTGGTGACGAATTTGGCTGTAGTCATCAGTTCGGCTGCGCGCTGCCGTGATAGACCCATCGCCTCAATCCCGCGCTCAAACTCACCGTGAGCCGACTCTGCTTTGATTCCCAGCAGCAAGTAACCGGCCTCTACCGCCAGACGCGCCGCCATGTTGTGTGCCTGTACGGCGCGGGTAATGCGATCACCAATTGGCCCGGTCATCACCACACCGATTGATTGAGCGGCTTCGGTGTCTTCAACCGTCAAGTCAAATGTCCGCACAGTTCGGACATTTGAAATTTCTGTCGGTGTTGTATCTTTTTTACTCACGATTCAGTCCTCAGTTTGTTTCTGCGAAAAGGAACTCCAAGCGCACACCAGCGGCTCGTGCTTTGCACAAATAGTCAGCATTGGGGGATGCTTCGCCTGTTTCGTACCGAAACTGCGAGCTTTTGCCCACGCCGCATAGCTCGGCAAGTTCCTCCGGGCGCAACCCAAGTCGGGAGCGTTCCACCTTGAGTCGCTCACCAAATCCGTGGGGGTCTATCAAGTCAGCCGGCGCGGGAATGACTGATTGATTCGGCGTGGCTTTGCCCAGGATGTGGTCAACATTCAAGTTCAAATCAGGTCTCTTACCCTTGAGAGCCCATAGTTCTTTCACTGGGAAGGACCCTCTCTTTTTTCTGTCAAAGAACGCCGCCTGGCTTAGGCCAAGCATCGAAGCTAGGTCTTTGTCGTCATAGACGCTCAGCGCTAACTTCAGACGCAAAGCGGTGTTTTCAAACTCAGTGTTCGGGGTCATGCCAGTGCTCCCGCCGACTTGTTGCGGCGCAACACCAGGCGAGGTTTTGGTGGCCACAGCACTTCCACCGGCTGGCCAACGATCTGCGCAATTCGTTTGGCGATACGCGTCGATGTGGCGCGCCCGCTGATCACCTGGCTGACAGTGCTACTAGCCACGCCGAGTTCGTCAGCGAGTACAGCGGACGTGACGCCATTCATTCGCATGGCTGCCTTAATTTGTTCTGGATGCATATCTGTTAACCTTTCGCCTAACTTTTTTGGTATCCGCACATGGCGAGTGCGTTAGGTGAATCATAGTCACTATTTTGTTACCTTGCAATACGTTTTTGGAGAATATTTCGTGACCATTGGAAAACGATTGAAAGAGGAGCGTGAGCGCCTCACCCTCAGCCAGACATCCTTAGCCGAAGCTGCAGGCACAACCAAAAAGACTCAAATTGATTACGAGACGGACCGAACACCGCCAAAGGCAAATTACTTAGCTGAGGTGGCTAAGTGGGGGGTGGATGTGGCCTATGTAATTACCGGTGAGCGGGTTGAGAACGTTGCGTCTACGCCAACCGAGTTGGCCTATTTGCGCAACTGCCGTGCGCTGGCTGAGCACAAAATGGCAAAGCTGGGGCTTGATGGTTTGACGTTTCTTCGCCAGTCCAAGGGAATCGAAATCAAATGACCTCCAGCCTGGAGGGTGCCCGAGACCTCATCAAGCACCGTGATGTGACTGGTGTACTGGTGCACTTCACCCAGCAAGACATTTTTAGACTTGCAAATAACATGGAGCCAGAGCAAAGGCGAGAGCTTCGCGTCGTAGCCGAAACTATCACCACACCTTCAGAAATATGGCAGCAGTGGGTACGCGACCCGAAAAACTCGGATGGCTGGGTAAAGAAGCGAACCTACTTGCGTGTTCTTCGGACAGTTGAGCAGGAGTTGACAGGGGACGCCTTAGGCATCGCTGTTGAGTTCATCTACTCCATGCGCTGGGAACTTAGCGGCGTACATCTTTTGCCGAGTTCTTTGGTCAATGTATCAGGCAATATGGATGAAGTTTTCCGGCAGGGTGATTTGATGTACTCCGCTGAAAAAGCCAAGCACCCGCTTGGCACGCAATGATTCAATAGCCAGTTTTAATCACCCCAAAAAGGGAGCATGCGGATGAACGAGTCCACTCAGCAAATAGCAAAACCCGCCCAGTTAATCCCGTGCCAGACTTGCCAGCACCTCATTGGCCCGCAGGCTGAAACATGCCCGCAATGCGGCTCACCGAATAGCTGGATGCATCCAGTGGTTGCAAAGGCAATGAGCAGTGCGGACAAGCTCACTGTAGAGCGGCGGTTTCAATATTGGGGTAAGGGTGCAGAGGTGTGGGGTGAGTCCGTGTACCACTCCCCAGTGGCCTACCTCGTCATGGTTGGCATCCTGGTGGCCATCTTGTTTTCCTCATTGTTTACGTCGATTTTTGGTCCTGCTCTGGGCGGTGTTGGCATGGTGATTTATTGGCGCAGCACAGCCAAGAAGGAGACTTTTCGCGCGAACCTTGTGACGGGTTCCTGGGAGTCATCCAACGAAAAGTTTTGGCTGCCCGTTCATACGTTTTTATTCCAACCGAGCAACTGAGCCACGCACCCCCCTGAAGCGTTTCGCGCGGTTTCCCACGCGCCTTAAATCAACACACTAAAGCCTGTTCACCGCATCTTCGCGCGGTGTCTTTTCGGCGTATGCCGGGCTTTAGGAGCGTTGGTATGTTTACTTCTCCCCGAATGGTGTTGTGCCTGGTGCTGGGCTTGGCAGCGCTGGTTTTGTGTCTGGTGTTGCAGCAGGTTATGCCAGGCAGTTTGCTGACCATTACCCTCTACAAAGCGCACTTGATGGCGTTGGGCGGCTGGGGCGGTTACTGGCTTGACCGGATGCTTTTCCCCTATGACAGGCCCCACAAGTACCGGGAAATTGAGGAGATAGAAGACCCTACCGAGTCTGATGGACTGCCCGGTGAATATGTCACGGGGTTCTTTCAATATGGCTCATTCGGACAGGCTACGCTACGGCGCGCCATTGTGGTGGCAGCCTGCCTGATTTGCGTGGCACTGGGGGCCTAGCATGCGCTTGATTGACCTGCTGGTTATCCACTGCTCTGCCACGCCATCCGGGCGGCCACTTACGCGCGGTCTGCCTGGTCAGCCCGGCTTCAAAAACTGTGTGCAGATCATTGACGAGTGGCACTCGGCACGCGGGTTTCACCGTGCTTTCCAGGCCCGCCGGGCCCAGAACCCGGAGCTGTCGGCCATTGGTTACCACTTCGTGATTGACCTGGACGGCACCATCCACAGTGGCCGCGCAGTGGCCGAGGTGGGGGCACACGCCCAAGGCCACAACGCCAACAGCATCGGCATCTGCATGATCGGCGGTACCGAGCGCGACGGCAAATACACAACCGCCCAATGGCGGGCCTTGGCATACGTGGTGCGCGAGCTGACCGACACCTACGCCATCCAGCTCAAGCTGCCCACCCGCAACGGGGACACAGTCTCTGGCGGCGTCTGTGGGCACCGCGATCTATCGCCCGATGCCAATGGAGACGGCCAGGTCACTGCCGTCGAGTGGCTCAAAACCTGCCCTGGCTTCGACGTTGGCGCCTGGCTGTCGACCAATCTGGCGCCTGCCGCCAAAAACGTGCTGGGAGGTGCCGTCTGATGGACCCCATCTCCATAGCTCTGGCGCTGGCTCAGTTTGCGCCGTCCATCATGAAATACATGGGCGCTGGTTCCAGCTCGGTAGACACCGCGCAAAAGGTGGTTGACATCGCCCAGAACTTGACCGGTGCCGCTGACCCTCAAGAAGCTTTGGCTGCCATCCGCGCCAAGGCCGAGCTGGCCCAGGCCTTTAACCTGGCTGTGCTGGCTGCTGATACAGACCTGGAAAAGGCGTACCTGACAGATCGCCAAAGCGCGCGGGCCCGTGACATTGCCTACGTTACATCCGGGCGCACCAACAAGCGCGCCGATTTGATGGTGCTGTGTGACGTGGTCGGTCTGATTGCCTGTTTGGTGGTGCTTTCGTTGTTTCGCAAGGACATCCCGGGCGAGGTGGTCGGCTTGCTCTCAAGCGTTGCCAGCATCTTCGGTTTGTGTCTGCGCGACGCTCATCAATTTGAATTTGGGTCCAGCCGGGGCAGCCGCGACAAAGATGATTTGCTTGCAGGCATACAAAAACCCCAGGCCACCAAGTAACGGCCACCTGTACCCATCCCCGCTTTTCAAGCCAACTACCTTTGAGTGCCAAGCAATGCCACCAGAAACCCCCACTTCCAGCGACTTGTCGCAAATCATGCACAGCATCGGCAAGCTCACCGGCGAAGTGCGCGCCATGCACGAAGGCACCACCGCCCGCATTGAAGACATCCGCCGCGACATTGCACGCCTGGAACAGGCTGGTAATGAGCGTATGAACCGCACTGAGCAAGCGCTGTCCACCCAGATTCGCGAACAGGGTGAACATTTCAAACACCGCGTCGACGGTATCGACAAGCGTGTGAAAGACCTGGAGGCCGAAGACAAGCGCCTGATTGAAAAGGTGGCTAAGGTGTCCGCGATGGGCGGGGGTATCTCTGGCGCGCTGATTGCCGGTGCCGTTGAAGCTTTCAAACATATCGGCAATTAGGGCACCCACATGGCCCACAGCCAAGAAACCCGAGACCGTGTTCGCCAGCTCTACATTGAGGGCTTGCCTCTGTCTGGCGCAGCGGCCACTTGTGGCGTGAGCTACGACACGGCCCGCGACTGGTCGGCCAAAGCCCGTGCCAAGGGCGACAACTGGGACACCGCCCGCGCCGCCTACCGGGTCAGCGACCAGGGCATTGATGACCTAAACAAGCAGCTGGTAGAGGACTTTGCCCGACAAGTCATTGTGACCACCCGCGAGCTGGAGGGCTCCAAAACCATCCAGGCCGCCGACAAGGCTCAGATGCTGGCCCAGCTGGCCGATGCATACAGCAAGTTCAGCAAGTCTTTCAGCCGACTCAATCCACAGTACAGCGGCCTGTCTGTGGCGTTGGACACGCTCAAGACCATCATTGAGTACCTCAAGGTCAATGACCCTGCTGGCCTGCGCGCCTTGCAGCCGCACATCGACGGCATCGGCGCCGTGCTGGGTAAACGCTATGGCAAATGATGAGTGGGACGAGCCGCTGGACATCCAGGACGTGCGCACCTGGCGCGAATTTGAGCGCGAGCTGGCCAAGCTGGGTGAAGAGCTGCGCCAGACGATTGAGCTGGAGTGCGAGGCCTTTCCCACTGACCCCGAGGCCAGCCAGGCCAGGCGCGAACGGGCAATGCTGGACTACCAGTTTTTTTGCCAGACGTACTTTCCACACTATGTGCCCACGCCGCACTTTTCGCTGTTTCAGCAGTTCATTTTTGAACGCCTGCCCAAGGTCATAGACGGCGCTGCCGATGGGCGTGAAGTGCACCAGGCCCCCCGTGGCGAGGCAAAGTCCACCTACGAGACCCAGCTTGGCAGCTTGTGGTGCATTTGCCGGGCCAATTGGCTGGACAAACACGGCTCCAAACATGGCATTGCCAAAAAGGCGCGCAAGCACCTGATCGGCATTGTCATGAACACCGAAGAGCAGGCCGCCGAGATGCTGGAGAGCATCAAGGCCGAGTTGGACAGCAACCCCCGCCTGGCGCAAGACTTCCCCGAGGCCGTGGGCCAGGGCCGCGTGTGGCAGGCTACCACGGTTCTGACCGCCAACAACATTAAATTGCGCATTGGTGGCACAGGCAAAAAGCTGCGCGGTATGAAGCATGGCCCCTACCGGCCTGACCTGATTTTTCTGGATGATCTGGAGAATGATGAACAGGTCAAGCAGCCAGCGCAGCGCACCAAGACGCAAAACTTTGTGCTGTCGGCCGTGTTGGGCTTGGCCCCGCCACAGGGTGGCATGGATGTGTTCTGGCCCGGCACCAGCCTGCACTATGACGCGGCCATCAACCGGGTGAGCCGTGCGCCTGGTTGGCGTAGGCGTGTGTTCAAGGCCATCATGCAATGGCCCGATGACATGGCCCTGTGGGAGCGCTGGGAGGCGCTGTACACCAGCACCGGCACCGATGAAGAAAAAGTCGAGTTTGAAGCCGCTGCAAAGGCCTTTTACGAGGCCAACAAAGCCGCTATGGATGCGGGCGCCGTGGTGAGCTGGCCCCAGGTGCGCCCGCTGTACCGGCTGATGTGCATCCGCGCCACCAACCACGACTCGTTTAACCAGGAATATCAGAACGAGGCGGGCAATGACGACAGTGCGCCGTTCAAAACCTTGCATTTCTGGATAGACCGGCGTGCCGACTGGCTGTTTTTTGGCGCCATCGACCCATCCATGGGCAAGCAGGCCAAATCGCGCGACCCATCGGCTATTTTGGTGGGTGGCCTCAACCGAGAGACGATGGTTCTGGACGTGGTAGAGGCCGAGATTGCCCGCCGCGTGCCCGACATCATCATCATGCGTGCCATTGAGCTGCAGCGTGAATACAACTGCCTGGCCTGGCAGGTGGAAACGGTGGCGTTTCAAGAGTTCTTACACACCGAGCTGATCAAGCGTGCGGCGCTGGCTGGCATCGCCTTCCCAGGTGTGCCTGGGCCAACTGGGCGTATTAAAGACCTGGCCATCTTGTCGCTGCAGCCGTACACCAACAACGGCCAAATTCGGCTGCACCGCTCACAAACCACGCTGATTGAGCATGTGAAATTCTGGCCCGAAGCCGACCACGACGAAGGGCCGGATGCGCTGGAGATGTTGTGGAACATCTCCCGCCAATACGGCGGGGAGTGGAGCTACACCGGCGCAGGCTCATCACGCGGTCAGCGCCGCAACACGGGCCGTGGAGGCTTTTCAAACGATTCTGGATGGGACGACGATGACGATTAAATCCACTCTGGCCGCGCTGGCTGCCAAGCTGCCTGGCTTTGGCAAACCAGACACCAACACCCAGGCGGGGCCCCGCGCAGGCCAGGATGGGGCGCTCAATTACATGTCGGTGCAAACGCTGGATCCAGCTCGCCTGGCCAACGCCTTTGCAGCGGCCGACCAGGGCGACATCACCCACCAGGCCACGCTGTTTGAGTTGATTGAAGAGCATGACCCGCACATCTTCAGTGAGCTGGCCAAGCGCCGCCGGGCCGTCACTGGCCTGGGCTGGCAGCTGCACCCAAAGGACGATGCGCCACAAAGCGAGCTGGACAGGTGCAAAGAACTCACCGACATGTTCCGCGCCATTCCGCGCGTTGAAGATGCGCTGTATGACCTGACCGATGGCATTGGCAAAGGCTTTGCAGCCTTGGAGATTGAGTGGCGGCTGGGTGCAGAGTGGACACCCAAGGCCATGCACTGGGTGCCCCAGCGGCTGATGCGTATTGAGCGCACCACTGGCCAGATGCTGTACCTCAAAAACGGCATACCCGAGCCCTTACGACCGTCGGGGTGGGTGGTGCACGAACACCGCAGCAAAAGCGGCTACATCGAACAGGCCGCGCTGTTTCGGGTGCTGGCCTGGACGTATGCCTACAAGGCCTACAACACCATGGACATGCAGAAGTTCCTGGAGAAATACGGCATGCCCCTGAGGCTTGGCAGGTTCCCTTCTGGCATTGGCAAAGACCAGCAAGCCACCTTGTTGAAGGCTGTGCGAAACATCGGCTCTGACGGTGCAGGCGTGGTGCCTGATACTATGAGTATCGAATTTGTGCAAGCCATGAAGAGCGGCACCATTGACGACTTTCTGAGCGCCATCCTTTACTGGGAGCGCAAGCAGAGCATGGCCATCCTGGGCGGCACACTCACCAGCCAGGCCGACGGCAAAACAGCGACCAACGCGCTGGGCGTGGTGCATGACAAGGTTCGCCGCGAGATCATGCTGCATGACGTTCGCCAACTGGAGCCCACCATTGGCCAGCAGTGGCTCACGCCAATGGCCTCTTACAACGGCATGTTCACGCCAGACCGGATGCCCGGCTTTGCCTTTGACACAGCTGAAACCGTCGACCAAAAAATGATGGTCGAGGTGCTCAGCAAGGCCGCTGACATGGGGCTGGATATTGACGTGTCATTTGCCCACCAGGCCCTGCAGATCCCCAAAGCTGCAGAAGGTGCAACCCTGCTCAAAGGGTCGACCAGGGGCAACGCTGGCGGCGCAGGTGCCGCACTGACACGCCTGGTGGCGCTGGCCAACAACAAGGCCAAAGACAGCGGCGAGGCCGACCCCATGCCCGCCTACATTGCCCAGCTCACAGCCCTGGCCGCACCACATGAGCAAGCCATGGTCCAGCAGATCGCCGCCCTGGTGGCTGATGCCGGTGGCTACGACGAAGCCATCGAAGCCCTGGAGCAACTCGCCATCACCACCAGACCCAAGGCCCTGGCCGAAACCATCGCCCTGGGCCTGGCCACTGCGAATCTGGCGGGGAAGGCCAGCGTATGAGTGGCATGTTCGGTGAGGTGCGCCAGGTATCTACTCACAAGAGTGTCGAGTGGTACACGCCTTCATGGATCTTTGAAGCGCTGGACATCACATTTGATCTGGACCCAGCAAGTCCCCATGACATGGAGTCCGCAGTGCCAGCCCTGAAGAAATACACCGTTTTTGATGATGGGCTAAACAGCCCATGGTCAGGGCGTGTTTGGCTCAACCCACCTTATGGTCCAGAGACTCCCAAGTGGATGGAAAGAATGGTAAATCATGGAAATGGCATCGCGTTGGTTTTTAGCCGTACCGACGCGCGCTGGTGTCAAATTGCGATGCAATTTGCTGATGCGATGTTATTTGTGAGAGGTCGGATTGAGTTTGTCCCAGGCCGTGAAAATCAGCATAAAAAAAGCCGATGCGGCGCCGGTACCGTGCTGTTTGCATTTGGAAATGAGTGCGTTCTAGCGCTTAAAAAAATGGAAAGCTTTGGTGTGTTTATTCCGAGAGCAGTGAATGACTGACCCGGCGCAGCTCCCTTTCTCCGAGGCCATTGATTTTTTCAAGAAGAAAATCAAGCTGCCGACCTCCGGCTATACCGATGTCTGGCAGGAGCAGCACAGCCTGGCGTTTGTCGTGGCCGGAGGCCAAACCGATGCCTTAGTCACCGACTTTTACAACGCATTGCTGACAGCCAAGGAAAAGGGCACCGGCTACGCCGCCTTTCAAAGCGAATTCGACAGCATCGTCGCCAAAAACAAGTGGGCCCACAACGGCTCACCAGGGTGGCGCAGCCGGGTGATCTACGACACCAACATGCAGGCGGCCTACAACTCGGGCCGCTGGCAACAGCAATGGGCCCTACGTGACGAGATGCCGTATCTGAAATACGTGCACACCAGCCTGGAGCATCCGCGCCCCTGGCACCAGGCATGGAACGGCACAATCTTGCCCATCACGTCCGACTGGTGGATCACCCACTACACACCCAATGGCTACGGCTGCAAGTGCCGCACTGACAGCCTGACCCAATCCCAAGCCGAGGCGCTTTGGAAAGCCGCCGGTAAAACCGGCCCAGATTCCGAACCGGTGATTGAGTGGGAGGAGGTCACCGTTGGCAAGAACGGCAGCAACCCGCGCACCGTGCGCACCCCAAAAGGCATAGACCCTGGCTTTGCCCACAACCCAGGCCGCGCCTACCTGGATCCGCACAGCGTGCCGCCACTCACCGGTTACGAAGCGGTGCTGAAAGAACGCGCCACACCATGGCCAACTGGTGTGCAGCGCCCAGCGTTGCCCACCCCCACCCGAGTGCCTGGCAGCGTGCGCCTGCCTGCAGACACGCCCCCCATCCAGGCGGTCACCGACTTCCTGTCTGTTTTTGATGCCACGCTCGACAAAGGTTCTGTGTTTTTTGACGCGGCAGACACTGCCTTGGCCGTCAGCAAATCCCTGTTTGTCTCAGGCCAGGACAAGGGCGGCGACAACTTCAAGTGGCTATCCGCGCCCGACAAGGCCAAGCGCCTGGAGAACATCAACCTGCTGGCCATGACGTTGGCGCAGCCGGACGAAATCTGGTGGGAGTGGGTCAAAGACGCCACGCCAGAAGGCAAGGAAACAGGCCGCTGGCGTCTTAAACGCCGTTACCTGCGGTCGTTTGAGATCGACGACTCCAAAGAATACGGCATTGCCATTTTTGAATGGAGCGACAAAGGCTGGACCGGCGCCACAACCTTCACCGCCAGCCCCAAAAACAACGAAGCCCGCCTGCGCTACTTTGAAAAATTACGCGTTGGCAGGCTGGTATATGGCAAGAAATAAACACGGCCCTCAAGAGGGCCGCGAGTGTGATTCGGATACTGTGCAGTAGCACTTTCGCGCCGTCTGACCTCACCACAGGGCAAGTATATGCAATTCACCGCCGATGTCCAAGCAGGTCATCTGTATGCAACCCTACGTGCCATCAATGGCACGGTGAAGCGGCCCCACGCCTTGATGGGCACCATTGGCGCGACTGTGCTACGCCTAAACCAGCAGCGCCACGATGTGGGCCAAGCGCCGGACGGCTCCAGCTGGACGCCACTGGCAAAGTCTACGGTGCATGCAATTGTTGAGCGGCGGCAGCATCAAATCACCCGAGTGGCAGGCAAGCGCGACGGTGCACGTTCCGACTTCAGAGCTGCCCAAAAGATCATGGCCGGTAAACGGATCCTGCTTGATCGCGGTGATTTGTTGCGCTTCTACTACCGAGCCAATGGCTCCGAGGTGATCATCAGCACCATGGATCAACGCAAGGCCGCGTGGCACCACTTCGGCACCGGCACACATGGCCCCAAAGGTGCAAGTTACGAAATTCGGCCCAAGGCGGCCAAAGCTCTGGCTTTTGGTGGCCTGGTCAGAAAGCGTGTGATGCATCCCGGTGTACCAGCCCGGCAGCTGGTCGGCTTCCCCGATTCTGATCGCGACGTTGTGAGTGAGGTCGTATCCGATCACATCACGCATGTGGCCCAACAGGCCAGCAGTAAGTAG